GTGCTATTGAAGATATTGTAAATGAAGCAATCGTTACAGATATGAACGATGCTCCTATTAAAATTGACTTGGATAATCTTAATGCTAGTGATGGTATTAAAGATAAGATAAGAAATGAATTTAAGTTTATTATAGATTTATTGGATTTTGATAGAAAAGCACATGAAATTTATAGGAATTGGTATATTGATGGTAGAATTTATTATCATAAAATTATTGATTTAAAAAATCCTCATGAAGGTATTCAAGAATTGCGTTATATGGACGCAATGAAAATGCGTTTTATGAGACAAAGTAAAAAATCTAGTAAAGATAAGTACAATATAACAAAGCAGAATTCTGATAATCCAATGGATTATGAGTTTCCTGAAATTGAAGAGTATTTTATTTACAACCCTAGGGCATCTTATCCAACTGGTAATATTAATGCTACTGGCGCAAGTCAGGGTATTAAAATGACTAAGGATTCAGTCACTTATTGTACTTCTGGTCTTGTAGATAGAAATAAAGGTAATACACTTTCATATCTTCATAAAGCAATTAAGTCTCTCAATCAGTTAAGGATGATTGAGGATAGTCTTGTTATTTACAGATTATCAAGAGCACCAGAAAGAAGAATTTTCTATATTGATGTTGGTAATCTACCTAAGGTAAAGGCAGAACAATATCTTCGTGATGTTATGATGCGTTATCGTAACAAGTTGGTATATGATGCTTCTACAGGAGAAATCCGTGATGATAAAAAATACATGGCAATGCTTGAGGACTTCTGGCTCCCAAGACGTGAAGGTGGAAGAGGAACAGAAATCTCAACTCTCCCAGGTGGACAAAACCTTGGAGAAATCACTGATATTGAGTATTTTAAAAAGAAACTCTACCGCTCACTTAATGTTCCTGTCTCCAGAATGGACGGAGAAGGTGGGTTTAACTTGGGGAGATCTTCTGAGATCCTAAGAGATGAACTTAAATTTAGTAAGTTTGTTGGACGTTTAAGGAAGAGATTTTCAAATATGTTCAATGATATGCTGAAAACTCAGTTATTATTGAAGAATGTGGTCACTCCAGAAGACTGGGAAGTAATGAGTGAACATATCCAATATGACTTCTTGTATGATAATCATTTCTCAGAGTTAAAAAATACAGAACTTCTTAATGAGAGGTTAGGTAGTTTAGAGGCAGTTCAGCCTTATATCGGAAGATATTTTTCTCAGGATTGGGTTCGTCGTAAAGTTCTTCATCAGACTGATGAGGAAATTATTGAGCAAGATAAGTTAATTGAAAAAGAGATAGCAGATGGTACTATTCCTGATCCAGATACTATTGATCCTGCAACTGGACTTCCGTTAATGGATATGGAGCCTGGTGGATCAGCAGAAATGGGTGTTCCAGTACAAAATATTAGTGCTCCTAAAGAGCCAGATTTAGAGAGTCAAGGAAAAACGACAAAAATACCTAAGGGTGGGGAGATATAAATACCTTAGATAAGTATATTGAAAAATTACAATGGATGAACTTATGGATTTGATGGCGAAAGATGAATCTCCTTCCCAAATTAGTGACAAGATTAAAGATATTCTCTTTGCAAAATCGGCAGAAAGGGTTGATAATTTTAGACCTAATGTAGCATCAAGTGTATTTGATTCTGCTAATGCTATTACTCAATCACAAGCAGATGCTGTTGTGGCAGATGAGGGTGAAGGTGGCGAAGAGTAATTATAAATAAATAAAACAATGAATTTTTATCTATAATGGCACATAAACCGGTAGGGGATGGTATAGTTCGGAGTACTAGTACAACTAGTGCACAAACTGCTGCACAAGCCCATAAAACAGACACTTTGAGAGTGGTTTCAGTAGGAGCTGATTCTTTTGTGGCAATTGGAACTAATCCAACTGCAGCAAATACCAATTATTATGTTCCTAGTGGTGGTACGGTAACTATTAGTTTGGGAGGACCTCAATCTAATAGAGTTGTAGGAGTTTCTACTTCAGGAACAACGACAATTATTGATTTTCCTGAAGGAACTGGTTCTCCTTTTGCGGCAGGAGATGCTGTTACTTTAACTGCAAATAAATCATATTATGATTTTTCACATAAAATTGTTACTTCAGTTAATTCTAGTGCAGGTGTTAATGGTTATTTTAGTACTAGAATTGTAGTTGATAATGATTATGGAGTAGGATATGCACATACTGCTATTGATCCTACTAATGCAGGTGATTGGGCAGAACTTAGAGGTTCTTTTAAAGTTGCTGCTGTAACATCTACTGGAACTGGAACAGTTTATGCACAACAAGTACAAGTTAGCGGAGACGCCTGATGAAACTCATTAGAGAAGAAATAGAATCAGTCGAATTTCTAGTCGAAAATCGTAACGGTAAGAAATCGATGTATATTGAGGGAGTCTTCCTCCAAGGAAACATCAAAAACCGCAATGGTCGGATGTACCCTATGGAAACTCTTCGTAAGGAAGTAACAAGATATAATGAGAATCATATTCAATCAGGTAGAGCACTTGGAGAGTTGGGTCATCCTGATGGTCCAACTGTTAATCTTGATAGGGTATCCCACAAGATTGTCTCTTTAAAGGAGAATGGTTCTAATTTTATTGGTAAAGCTAAGATTTTGGGTACACCAATGGGAAAAATTGCTTCTTCTCTTGTTGAGGAAGGAGTAAAACTTGGTGTTTCTTCAAGAGGTATTGGTTCATTGAAACCAACTCGTGAAGGATATAATGTAGTTGGTGATGATTTCATGCTAGCAACTGCTGCTGATATTGTTGCTGACCCTTCTGCTCCTGATGCTTTTGTTGAAGGAATTATGGAAGGAAAAAATTGGGTATGGGATGGAGGTATTCTGCGTGAGAAGTTTGCAGAGAAAACCTATAAGACCATTAATACTCTTGTAGATCAAAAGCAACTAGATGAAAAGAAATTGAGCTTGTTTAATGATTTCTTATCAAATATATAAAACTTCTAAATAAAAATAGGTTTAATTACAGGTAAACGGAGAGTTCAAATGTCTCGTGGCACACAATTACAAGAAATGGAAGTAGGCACTAAGCAATCTAAAGGACCCGTTAATGCTAATGCAGCAAAAGGGATGCCTTTAGAAGGTGAGCCAAAAGGTAGCACACCAGGACAGGGTGCTGTTGAAGATTTGGGAGGTCCGACTCCTGATAACTATAAGCCAGATAACGATTCTGCGAAATTAAAAACACCTGGCGGAACCCTTAAGCAAGTTAAGGATGTAGTTAATAAAGGTGCAAAACCTGCCATGCCAATGCAAAAGGAAGAGGAAGAAATGGAAACTGATGCGACTATCGAAGAAGCCCCTGAAGTTACCGATGAGGTAGTAGAAGAGGATGTTGTTGCTGAAGAGGAAGAAACCATTGCTGAGTATGACATGGAAGAAGATGTCAATGCTCTACTCGGTGGTGAAGAACTCTCCGAAGAATTCAAAGCAAAGGCAAAGACCATCTTTGAAGCTGCTATCAACTCTAAGGTTGCTGCAGTAAAAGAGTCGCTTGAGACTGAATACGCTGAGAAGCTTGCCGAGCAAGTAGAAGAAGCTAAGGCAGAACTTGCTGAGCGTGTTGATTCTTATCTCGAATATGTTGCAGATGAGTGGTTTGAAGAGAACACTCTTGCAGTCGAGAACGGACTCAAAACAGAAATGACCGAATCCTTCTTAGAAGGTATGAAGTCACTATTTGAAGAACATTATGTAGAAATCCCTGAAGATAAGTATGATGTACTTGAGAGTATGGTAGAAAAACTAGATGATATGGAAACCAAGCTCAATGAGCAAATTGAGAAGAACATGGGACTGAATAAGCGTCTTGCTGAATCAGTTGCTGATGGTATTCTCGAATCTGTTTCTGATGGACTCGCTTCCACTCAGAAAGAGAAGCTTGCTTCACTTGCCGAAAGTGTAGAGTTTGAAAGTGAAGAGGAATATCGTGAAAAACTGGAGACTTTGAGGGAATCGTATTTCACTTCTAAGCCTTCAACTGCTAAATCCGAAACTTTGTCTGAAGGAGTAGACATCGCACCTGAGATTGCTCAAGGCGCAATGGCTGGATATCTTAAGACACTTTCTTCTTTTAGCAAATAACTGAATTTAATATTAATTCAAACTATAAACACTAATTAAGGTAAACGCAAATGTTCCAATCTGAACATCTGCAGGAAAAGTGGAAGCCACTTCTCGACTATGAGGGTCTTGATAAGATCGAAGATTCCCATAAGAGATCTGTTACCGCAGTCCTGCTAGAAAACCAAGAAAAATTCCTAAGGGAAGAAAACGCATTCTCCAACGGCGGTCTAAGCCTGATGGAGCAACCGACCAATGCTGCTAATGCTGATGGTCAACCAACTGGTAACCCTGCAACTACTGCTGGATATGGTGCTAATGCATCTTCACCAGTTGCTGGATTTGACAAATATTTCTTTTCTAATGTTAATGATGATTTGCTATCGCAGGGATATCAAACTCCTGCAGAACCAGG